CGGCTTGGTCTTGCCCTTCGGTGCGGCAGAGGATTCCTTCTCACTCACCTTGCTGCTCTTGCGGTTGTTGTGGAAGATTTCCCAATACAGTACCCGTACAAGGCTCTTTAGGCGAACCTCTAAAAGTTGGTCAGGGCTCACGGTTCCATTGACCTGAATCAAGATCATCGTCTTGGGGCTGCTCATTGGTAAGATTTCCCAATACAGTACCCGTACACGGCTCATTCGGTGAACCTCTAAAAGTTGGTCAGGGCTCACGGTTCCATTGACCTGAATCAAGATCATCGTCTTGGTGCTGCTCATTGGTGGGTTCTCCTGGGTTCGATGCTGTTCATGTGGTGTCTCTGTCATTCTGCGCGCCGGTGCCATGTGTGCATGGCACTCATTTCCCATTTGGTCATGTCGAAGTCGCAATAGAAGCGAGGAAACTCGCCAAAAGTCATGGGATGACCCGAAGCGATCTCATTCTGCCAATCGAGGCAAACGATGTTCAGTAAATCTCGTTTGAGGGAATCTTTGAAGTCCATTCCGATGGGATGAACCGGAACCTTGAAGTGGTTTGACCTGAAAGTGAGCCCGTGCAGATATCGTTTCCATTCGTACCCAAGGGTGCAAAATCTCTCCCATTCGTCGTTATCTGTGGTTAGGTTCGACACATGAGCCTCGCCAAGACTGCTGAACTCAAGAGTGAACTGAAGTCGATGAATCCCCCTTGCTGCGAGAAAGGCAAGTGAGTTTCCGCGTTGGCAGGCTGACTTTGCCACCTCGATCGGGTCTTCCGTGATGATGGAGTTGAGGAGGAGTGCCCCCTCTGGCACGCTCCTCATCGCGGAGTCGTAGATTTCCTTCGGTGCAAAATACTTGAGATCGTCGCGCCTGTAGTCGGGACACACGGACAGCCCAGCCTTCAGAGCATGATAGATCGTGGGGGATTCCATCACCTCCAAGGAGCGAGCCCAGGGCTGCGTGAGCATGATGAGATTCTCCATCATCAACTGTGATGTCCACATGATACATGCGGAATCAAAAGCTGCTGCATCGTCAGACATCCACAACCTTCAACTTCTTGGTGATCCATTCGGTGTGGCTGCTCTCTCCCGAAGAAGACACATACATCCTGCCATCGCCAGGATGACCAACAACTTTAGTGAAGAACTTGCCACTCGGCAGGTGCCAGTCGGTGGTGAGGGAAATGAAATTCGTAGCACCGGCGAGTATCGCCCCATCAACCACGGCGGTGAAACCAGGCCATCGACCATCAAACGGTGCGTCCATCTTTGCGTCGAACTTATCAAGACGAACGCCGTCAATGCTCACCTGGAGGGATTGATTCCCTTCTGCGGATGTTGACTTGCTGATGTGAACCGTGCCTACGCCCATACACAGCAAGACAAACCTAGAAGCCCCGATGAAGGGAGGCATTTCAATACCCGTGAAACTTTTGGTCTTGTCCGCAAGTCGGCAGATGTCAACCACCTCTCGACCATCAATATCGGTTGGCCACATCTCCGCAAGCGCAGGCCAAGCAACACACATGGCAGAAGCCATTTCGGAGACTGATTCCTCTGGCCGCATGGACAAGGATGCCATCATCCCGTTTCGGAACGATGGAACCTCGCACATCTGCTGGAATGGGTGTATCAAGCATCCACTCCGATCTGAACACAACTGCCCCACGGAGGTGGTTCATGGGTGGTCATCACCCAAATGGTTTCGATCCCTGGATCATCTCCGAACTGTCCGTATCCATCCGTCAGGTAAACCACGATATCGACAGGGATGCGGTTGTCAATCAGGTGATTGAACACGGGTCTGAAATCCGTACCCCCGCCGCCCACGGGCATGGGCAGATCGGAATAAGGGCTGACCCAATCTCCGCTGTTGACATCTGCATCGCATGACATCACATAGACTGGACATCCGAACTGCTTGCGTATGGAGTCTATCTCGGCGTGAGCCTGCAAAACTTCACTCTGCCCCATCGAACCCGAAGTGTCGATGGCAAATGCGATTTTGGGAGCCTCAAAGCCAACGAGGGATGGGATATACAGCCCTTGATGGATGAATCTGCGATTGCAGGGGACGAAGGTGTAGAAGTCTCTGTTGATGCGCGACACCCCATGACGAAGCATCTGGCGAAGTTGCTCCGTCCAATCGACTTTGCTTTTGAGGAAGTCCCCGACAGCACGCTCAATGCTTTCAGGCAGTTTGCCGCATTGCTTCGCCCTCGTCATCGCTGTGGCTAGAGCCTGTTGCCAACCCTCCTTTGTATTTGGAGTCTTGGCCCGTGCAGCCTTGATGGAGGCAGATTGACCGCCGCCATCATCATTGTCATCGCTTCCATTCTTCATGTCTCCCGACAGAAAGTATTTGACTTTCATTTTATTGGCATTTTTGTTGATGTCCTCATAAATCTGCTCTGTGGACATATCCGCGTACTTCTCATCCAACAAGATGTCATTCGGGATACAGCCTTTAGGAACACGCTTTTCGCCGCCAATAACCGTGGACATCCCATCGCAGACAAGCAGGTTGATGGCGTAGTCTCCCGCGATGTTCCACAGGAGTGGATCACGAAAACCACGACGGTCGAAGTGGTGAAATGCCACATGGAAAACTTCATGGGCAAGAATGAAGATGAGTTGCCCGTCGTTCAGACTTGACATGAACTCCCGTCCGAATGTGATGTTGCCGCGCTTGTCCACACAGGCAGTTGGGCAATCATCCGATATAAAAAAGTTGCACGACTCCGCCAAGAGCGCGAAGAATGGGAAGTTGCGGTACATGGCGAAAGTGATTCCGCTCATGCGTTCTCGTGCGGCATCCACCTCATGCTGCGGGATTCTGTTGTCTGTTGCTTTATCGCTCATGTCTATGTCCTCATACCCCTGCGCGCCGGTTTCAATCAGACCACCCCCGCCACTCTGAAATGGTCAGGTGGCGGGAGTGGTCCACAACAAAGGATCATCAGTCAGCGAGACTGCTAACATTGTACTTTTCTAGGAGGTAACGATGCTTCTTCGCCCACGACTGACCCGAAGTTGATGTCAGAACTTTGGCACGAAGTGAGCGAGCCGTATCGTTGCCGTTGCCGAGGCACATCACGAAGAACAAACAGGCGATCTCGGCAGGGAGTTTTGCTGCGATCTCGCCGCAACGCTCCACATACCCCTTTGTCAGTTTCTTGGAATCGCTGCGGAGTAGACGTCCTGCGATGGTGGTTGCAACAGCGTAGGAAACGCTGATGCGCTTTCCATCATGGGAGAACGAATCGTTCCCCTCAATCAGCGCGTCGATATCAGGCATATCCTCGATTTCTTCGCAGAATGCCGAGAATGCCACCGCTGCTCCTCGACCAATAAGCGATGTTGTGGCTTCGATGTCCTTCGCCATGTTGTTTGTCATAAAACTAGAGACACGCGCCCATGATCGCGGAGATGCGAAGTTGCTGTATTCGTCATTTGGGGACGAGCAGAGATTGTCTGGCATGAAGTTGAGGAACGCAATGATGTGGTCGTGGATTCCGTTATTCACAGCCCAACCCGTCCAAGCCTCAACGGAGGGACAGTAATCCACGATGGAGAAGCGGTTGCGGAGGGGGGCAGACAGAGGATTCACGTGAGCCTTGTGTGCAGACTTGTTTCCGCAAGCCACGAAGTACCACCCATCCCCAAGCTTGTGGGGACCGCACTTGCGGTCGAGGATGATCTGTAGGGCTGCGTTCTGAACGGCAACAGGCGCGGTGTTGAGTTCATCGAAAAAGATGATCCCCTTACCGTCTGCGGGGATGAAATCGGGCAAAGCCCACGCAACCCTCGTGCCGCCCTTGCCATCGGGAATGGTGGTGGGCAGACCACGCAGGTCAACGGGGTCCAACATGGACAGGCGAACGTCGATGACGGCATCGCCACCCGCAGCCTGGTGAACCATCTCGCTCTTGCCGACTCCAGGGGGGCCGAACACGAAGGTCGGGATTCCTGTCGCTCGGTTGCGCTTGATGAATGAAACAAGGTCCTTCGTCTTTGCACCCGTGTCTTTGATCTCTTTGTTGCTCATGTTTTCCTCTGTTGTTTTTTGTTGTTGCGCCCCACGCGGGACACGCCCATGTCGCTCTAGTCCTGCGCGCCGGTGTTCGTGTTGACACCCTGGAGTTCTTCCCAGCGTCGCATCACGATATCACCGTCAAACCTGCTGTCAAAGTTCTTGACCCCGTGCCCATCAACATGCCATCCCGACCCAACTTCGCTGTTGAAAAATGATACGATGTGGGGAAGAAATGAGTCATCAGGGGGGCACTGGTTGGCAACTCCGCGAATCTGGCTCACCGTTGGGCCAGAAACTGGACCACCATAGGAGGAACGGGTGATCGCCACCTCAATGTCAACGACAGGGGTGTTGGTTGGGATGTGGGTCATGGACCACACCTCGATCTCGCCTTCCCTCATGCGACGGCAGTAGTCGTCCTGGCAAACGGCGAGGCAATGGGACATGTCCCACCCCTCACGGCGGACCCACTCCCCATCTGCTGGCAGGGGGTAGAACATGTAGTCGCCACTGGTGAAACGGGACAGTTCCATCTTCCTGTCCACGGACACGATGGGAGGCGCCTTCCTGTTGGAGGAAGAGTGAAAAATGTGGGTATCTTCGCAGAAAATGCTGTCGTCTCTGTTCATTCGAATCCCCTTTCTTCATTTTTACTACGCTCAAAGATCATGTCATAAAGGATGTCACCAGCCTCGATAGCATTTGCAAAATCTTGGATTTTCTTCTCGCCGTAGATGACTCCAGACAGGCTGACATAGTCAGGGCCCTGTTGACCCTGCTCGGTGT